GTTGAGCCGACGGAGACTGTATCGTTACTGCTGTCTACAAATAATGTACCAGAGTCAACGTTCAAGTCCGTTAAAGTACTTCCTACACTTACCCAGGCGTTATTATATACCTGCAAAGTTGAATTAGAACTATCTATGTATATATCACCGTTTGATATATCGCTTGAGGGTAGGGAGCCTGTGGATAATTTTGAACCGGTAGAACTTTTTCCGATTTTAAATTCAGATTGAGTAGTACCCTTAAAATTTCCAAATATTGCCATACTTTATGTCCAGGTCAGTTCATCAAGTTGTATAAGGACACCATGCCTTAATAACTGATGTCTGTGTCTTTATGGCCAATCCATAAATGACGACACAGTCTTCTCCGTCAATACTATTTATCTTTATATGGAATTTATGCTTTTTAAACTATGATTTCAACAACACCAGGCATTGCATCTGTTTTAGTTTCTAATGATCTACCAACTATTTGTAATGGACTTAATGTATGTGCCATAGCACCTACCATAGCAAACCCTGGAGTATCACTAGCAATAAGTACATCGCCTTTGTTTACATTACCAGTTACTTTACAAGGAACTCTTCCACGTAATGCTACTGCTACTACATGTTCGCCTTCACAATCTACATTCATTAAGTGTGCAGGGTCTGTTGATACAACACCTACTACTTTGTAACTTCCTGCTTCATCTGTTACACTTACTTCGTGTTTTCCGCCAATTACTAAAACAGTTCCTGGTTCATAACTTTCGTCTGCTACATAATTCTCAGCCAAGTCAGCATATTGGGCCTTTGTTGCTGTAGCAGTTATAGTTCCTGCGGCAAAGTTACCACTACCATCTCTAGCCACAACTTTGTTTGCTGTATTTGTGGATGTTGCATCGACGCCTACATCATTGGCACCAACTAGTATATAATTACCTGCACCAACGGCTAAACTTCCTGATGTTGTTACACTACCTGTAAGTCCACTACCACCGTTGACTTGTGTTACTGTACCTGTTGTTGTGCTGTAACCTTTACTGATAATTCTGTCATCTATAGCCTTCGCTGTCATTAACTGTGTGTCGCTATCAGCAAATGTTTCTGAGCTGGTTAATAATGATGTCGGTGCTAGTTCACTGACTGTTAAACCAGTTACATTAAGTGTTGTACTAAATGCACCACTAGATGCACTGGCAGTACCTGTTAAACCTGTACCCGCTGTTATAGAAACACTTTCTATATCACCAGCATCGTTAGTGAAACTGATAACACCAGTTGCACTATTATAACTTAAATCACCACTTACACTAATAGCATTTCTGGCTCTTGCATCTGTATAATATAGATTGGAACCTTCACCAATATGAGATGTTGAATTTGGTATGCTGAACACACCAGTAGCACTATTATAACCTGCAGAACCATTTGTTGCACTAATTGCCGCTCTTACTCTGGCGTCAGTATAATATTTGTTTGTGCCTTCTGCTAAATCATCAGTATCAAATGCTGACATGTCAACACTTATTGTATCAGCCGCAACACTTATGCCTGTGCCTGCACCAATGTCCAGGGTAACAGTACCACTTAATCCGCCTCCTGACAAACCAGAGCCTGCTATAACACCTGTTATGTCAGCACTATTAGTATTTGTGACTGTTATAGTTTTTCCACTATGTGTTACATCTATTCCACTACCACCCAATATGGAAACTAAGTTGCCACTAGAAACACTTTCACTTGAACTTGTATCTGTGTCAAAATTCCAATTACCATAATTGTCTGCAGATGTACTAATTACTCCTGTTCCGCTATTATACGCAATAAGTCCAGTGCCACTAAAATGCGATCTAATATCACTTGCACTTGGGCCTGTATATGTAATAACACCTGTACCTGAATTGTATGATAAACTACCATCACCGCCGTTATCAATAACACTAAATGCACCTCTGATTGCACTTATGTCTGCTTCTATTGTTACTGCTGTTGCAGTTTCACTTAAACTTGTATATGTTCCTTCTTCTAAACCTTTAATAGCATGAAAATCGTCTACGCCTATAGTTCTTTTACCTGCGTATAGTTCGTATGTACTTGTTCCTGTTGTACTGCCTACTAGAGAATAAGATAAAGAACTATTGGCTTGTTCTGCTGTACCTAAACTGCTTGTTGGCGTAATTTGTTTTTTACTACCATTAACATATACCCATGCTTCATTGCTGTCTGTAAATATAGCATTTTCGGTTGTTACATCTGTAGTTGGTAACAAAAGTTCACCAGTAAATGTTTTTACACCTGCTAAACTTTGATTACCTGTTGTTCTTATTACTGTACTATCTACTTCAATATCATTTGCATTTGCAGTAATACCATCTCCGCCTATAACATTCAATGTTCTTGTAGATGCTATTGTGCCGCCACCTGTTAAACCTGTACCTGCTGTAATACTTACAGATGTATGGTCTATGTGTTCATTTGCTACAAATCCATCTAAACTGTCATGTTGTATTTCACTTTCTACAGCCTGAAATGCTCCTGTTGAGCTATTATAGTCTACACCGTTACTTGCACTAAAGTCTGAAAATAGTAGCATGTTATTATCGGTGCTACCATCATTACTAAACTGCCATCTGCTAGTTCCTTCGTCCCATTTTAAATATGTATCGTTACCTGTGGAACCTCTTTCATTTTTAATTACTGCATCTTGAGCCGTTACCACATTACTGTTTAAAATTATTTCTGAATTTTGTACCTGTAGATCTACATAGTTAAGTGAGTTTACATTTCCTGTTACTGATAATTCTCCAGTAACTGTAAAGCCAGGTACTGTTGCCCCACTTAAATCTACTGTACCGGTAAATGTTTTTGTTCCTGCAATAGATTGATTACCACTTGTTCTAACTACAGTACTGTCTACTTGTATATCATTTGCATTTGCAGTAATACCATCGCCACCCACAACATTAAATGTTCTACTTGTAGTTATATCGCCACCGCCTGTAAGACCTGTTCCTGCTGTAAGTGTTACGCCACTGTGATTTATATGTTCATTTGCTACAAAGCCATCTAAACTATCATGTTGTATTTCACTTTCAACTGCTTGAAAGGCTCCTGTTGAACTATTGTAGTCAACACCATTACTTGCACTTAATAATCCTTTGATATAGGAATCATCTGTTTGTATATCGTTAGCATTTACAGTTATACCTGTTCCGCCTACAATATCAAAAGTTCTACTTGATGTGATGTCCCCACCACCAGTTAAACCTGCTCCTGCAGTAAGAGTTACACTACTATGAGCAATGTGTTCGTCTGCTACAAAATTTAATAAAGCATCATGATTTATAGCAACATCACTTGCTGTTGTAATTCTACCTTGTGCATCAACAGTAATTTGTGCCGCATCATTGCTTGTACCATAAGTACCTGCAGTTACTCCACTGTTTACTAAATTGACCGGTAAAGTTACTGAGTCTCCAGCATTTATAAAACTTGTACTGCCTGTTGCATTACCGCTTAAATTTAAAGTTACTGCACTACTCAATGCATCTGCATTACTGGCGGTACCTGTTAAATTTCCTGTAAATCCTGAACCACCTATACTTCCGCCACCGTCTATAATAATAGATTGGCCAGATGCTACAAATAAATTTCCTTGTAGTCCGGGTTCTGCGGCAATATTACCGCCATCAGTAAATGTTAATGAACCTAAAGTACCGTTACTGTTTAAATTTAATATGGCCGGAGTATTATCACCATCACTGTTAATAGTGAAAACATTGCCTTGAAGATTTGTAACCTGCTGAGTTGTTTCAATCTGAGTTACATTTCCTTCAATGGTCAGTTGACCTTTGATTACTAGTTCTTCATCTGCATTTATGTAGGTACGTTTTGTTGCCATTTATTAAAATCCCAATATATAGAACTATTTATCATAATTATCTTCAGTCAAAAAAAAGCACACCGTAGTGTGCTTTTTAATGTTTCTAGTTAAACTAGCAACTGGTCGTCTACGAACCTGTAAGTTTTAAGGCTTACTGGAATACAACGTTACTTAAAGTAATCGCATCAACGTAGTCTGCCGCATTACCAAGAGATGAAGCAGTATTTGTAAGTTCTTTATAACCATATCTAGTCATGAAACTTACTACTGGTTCAAATGTGCTTGGGTCCATCACTGGGCCTGTGCTCATTAATGGAATGTATGGGCAATAGAATGCTGGAGCATCAGTTTCGCTTGAACCTTTGTAACCAACTAGTACTTTTGTACCGTCAGCCGCATAGTTGTCTACGAATACTTTGATTGTTCCGTTTAATGTACCAACAAACTTAGTGTTTGTAGGTGCTTCAAAAGAACCTTCTGTTGTTCTAGCAAATGTTGAAGTTGACGCACTTTGTAGGATTGTCAATGCTTCTGGAGATACAACGATATAGTTACCAGCACCACGTCTTGTTCTAGCCGCGATTCTGTTAGCCGCTCTGTTGATCTCTATAGCCAATAATGCATGTCTGTCACCAACGTATGCAGGTGTACCAATTAATGATGAACCTGTAAAGTCTAGTGTAGTACCAGCACCTGCTAGAGTTCTTAGTGAACCGATAATTTCTTGGTCGATTTCAACTACGATCTCTTGAGCTAATGCCTGCATAATTTCTGCTTCAACGTCCACGCCATGCATTGCTTCTGCATCTTGTGCCGCTTCAAATGTCCATCTAGCACTTAAACGTCTTGTTTTTGCTTCAACAGTTTCTTTTAAGATTTGGATTGACATTTTGTTACCTGCTGTTCCTTCAGCCGCCGCTGTAGCGTCTGGAGAACCTGCGTAACTACCTGCAAGTTTAAAAGGACTTAAAGCCTCGTCACCTGCTGTTGCTCCACCACCAGTTTCAGCATATCTGACTCTTAGTGTGTGGATTTGTCCTACTGGACCAGTCATAGGCTGAACGCCTACTAGTTCGTTAGCAATAACTGAAGGCATAACCCTTCTAATTAATGGTAACATAACTTTGTTTAATGTTGCTACTGAACCTGCACCTGTGGCACCTGCTGTTGCGGCCTCTGACAAATGTCTCTTTGTATTTTCGAGGACCACATCTAATGAAGATTTTCTGTTTCCAGATAAGCCTTCAAGCAAAGCGTCTTTAGTTGCGGACCAGTTGCTTTCAAATAATTCTGCCATTTCTAACTCCTGTTATTATTTTGAAAGTCCGGCTAATTTACGGATCATATCAATTTCTACGATATCATTCGCACTTTTGTCATCGGCTTCTGTTATTACAGCCGCCTTATTACCAGTGTGTTCACTAGTAACTGATTCTGACAACGTCTTCTTCACTCTTGGTGTTTCGCCATCTAAAACAGATGGAAGATACTTATTGAATTGCTTCTCTAAGTTCTCTGTCTTAACACTTTCAAGTAAGTCTGACATAATTTCTTTCTTCTCTTTGCCAAGTGGAGCCAAAAGTTCGTTTAATGTTTCTTTACGATTCATTTGATCTTCTGCTACTCTTAACTTAGACTCAGTTAAAGCAACTGCTTCTTCTTTATCAGCAATAATTTGCTGTGCTTCGTTAAGTTTAGTTTCCATCTCAGCGATTGTTTTTTCTACTTTCTTGATTTCTTTTGCTTCATTCAGATAACTTACGTTATATTCATTTGCAAATGCTTCAAAAATTCTTCGACCGAAGTCATTTTCACGTGCCTTAGTAATGTCATCACGGAAAGATTTAACTTCATTAGTAATTACGTTATTGACAACGTTTTCAACTTTGTCTGCCGCTTTCTTAATGAAATCTTGTTTGGCTTCTGCTAATTGCTTCTTGCCTTCTCTTACCATTTTAACTTTTTGCTCCACTAAGCCTTTTTTGTCTTCGTGGAATTCAGACAGTTCACTAGCAAGTTGCTCTGCTACAAAATTATCTAATTTTGCTACATGCTCACTTGTTTTTGTTCTATCTGCTCTAAGTTCTTTAACTTCCTTTGCAACCATTTCAGTTACAAATTTGTCTAAAACTTTGGCATGTTCACTAATGGCTTTCGTGTATTTTACTCGATCGTTTGCAAGGGCTGTTTTTTCCTCTGCAATTTCCGCCACTTCTGCTGTTACTTTTTCTGAGATGAATTTGTCCATTGCTTCAACGATTTGACCTTTGTCATGCTCGTATCTTTGTGCAAACTCTTCTCTAAGTTCCGCAGTAAGTTCTTCTCTTGCTTCAGAAATTTTACCTTCCCATGCTTCTTGAAGAGCAGATTTTACTTCTTCAGTAAGTTCCGCATTTTCAAGTAGGTCTTTAAAATTCACTGCCATCGTAGTCTCCTACTTTATTTTTAATTCATTGATGAAACCAGTGATTGCTTTCATCAAATACTTTTCTGCACTTTTATCGTGTGTTAATGCTCCAGCGGTATCAAATAATGATGCTCCGCCTCGCATGTTAAATAAACTTTCATAGATTGTCTTTGGGTAGGCATCTGGTGCACTTGGTTGTGCCACAATGTCCACTGTTACTATGTCGAAGTCGGAAACTTTACCACTTTCGTTAACGTTTCCTGAACCTCTACTACTTACACCAAGTTTAGCACCTGCTTTTAACAATGCTCTTGCAATGTTACCCATTGGTGTTTCTATGATTTTTAATTTTCCTAATCCGTTTGAATCATCACAATGCATATCTGTTATTATGTGACTTACACGGTCTAGGTTAATTTGTAATTCTTCTGGGTGATCTAACTCTCCCATTACAGTTTCACCACTAGATAAACGAGATTTTACACTTTCTACTGCTTTTCTTATTTCATCTTTGGGATATACTCTACCATTTTGGTTTTTTACATCACCTTGAATGAATAATCCTTGCATGAACAGGTCTTTACCGTCATTAGATTCAGTAATCTGAACCTTAGACTGCTCAGGACTCATGTATTCGTATAGTTTTCTCGCCATCAGTTACTCCTAATTAAAAAGACTTACGCCTTTTTAGGTTCAACGTTTATGTTATCTGTTGGTGTGTTATCTGCTGGTTTGTTGTCGCCCATACTACCTTCGCCGCCATCTTTATTTTCGATGCCTGCTTTTTGACCGTCAACTACAAATGTTTTCTTAGGTGCATTTGTAAGTGAAGATTCTTTGTTGTCTGGGTTTTCGTTTTTAGCAACTTCAGGTGCTTTATCTTGAAGTTTAGTTGCTTCTTCAACAACTTCATCTTCTTCAGCAACTTCTTCATCAAGATCATATTCAACTGACTCTAAATCGAGTTCGTCTTCCATGTCCATTTCTGCGTCCATTTCTGCTTCTTCACCGTCTTCGACTTCTTCGTCGTCTGCTAACAATTTTTCGAATTCTGCTTTAAGTTCGTCAAGCTCGTCTTCTAGGTCGTCAACTTTGTCCTCTAGGTCTCCGTTTTCTTCCTCTTCTTCGCTTTCTTCTTCTTCGCCGACTTCGTCTGCTTCGATTTCTTCTTCATCAGCAAGAATATCATCTTCAAAATCGTTTGATTGATCAATTACTTCATCAACTTCGAACTCTTCTTCGACTGCTTCTTCTGATTCTTCAACAGCCTCTTCTTCAGATTCTTCAGCCTCTTCAACTGCTTCTTCTTCTGATTCTTCTGCTTCTTCAATTTCTTCAACTGCTTCTTCTTCAGAAACGTCTTCATCTAGAACTTTTTCATATTCTGCTCTTGCTTTTGCAACAACATACTCATGAAGCATTTCTTCTGCTTTTTCGTTTTCTTCAGCAAGGAGAAGTTCAAGAATTTCTTCTAATTTACTTCTTGATTCTGACATTGTGGTCTCTCCATATAAAATTTAAAGTGATTGAACACTCAGCTCGGAAATATACCGAGCCATCTAATTACTTATAGTAAAGTTGTGTTTTTATGTATAAAAAGGTGTTTTTTGAGTGTTTTTGATGTTTTTTAGTTGTTTCTCTAAAGTATTTATCTAAAATGCATTATTATTGTCAACTGGAGTAGCATACATTACCTTCTGAAATTTTGCATGTTCTAACTCTTCTGCACGTTGTACTTCGCGAACTTTTCTGAGTTTGCCAAGAGTTTCAAGAGTCATTTTGCTCTTTCTTGTATCATCTTGATGTTGTTTTTGAAACTCATCAAATTCAGGATTGTAAAATTCGTTTAATCTCATATTAAAGTTCTGGTGTATTCCCACCAGGTATTTGGTTTGGATTTGTATCAGTAGTATTTATGCCTAGATCGTCTGTATTATCCATTGCTTGATCAGGTAAATCACCAAAGTCTAAATCTGCTCCAGGTGTTACCGATGCATCAGGCTCTGGTCTTATACCAAGATTTCTGAGATCTGCTTGTTTTTCACCATCAACAAATTTTTCATAACCGTTTTCTTTACGCCATAATTCTTCGTTGTCTTTAAATTCGTCTTCTGTAAGACCTAGATATTTCTTCAATTTAAATTGATTACTTAAGAACGGTGTAGCCGCCAATGTATTAAACAAGTTAGCTCTTTCCTGATCAATTTGTAGGTCTCTATATGAACTAAAGTTCATTGGTTTATTAAATGTAATAAAGAAATCTGAATTATCTAATTCTATACCTCTGTGTTTGAGGAACATTTTGAATTCTGTATCTAAATCTTCTTGTATTTGTTTTTGTAATCTTTCACAGTATCTAGCAAATCTGTATTCCTGAATGTAAGCAATACCCACTTTACCGTCGTTATAAACACTACTTCCATCTTCTGGTCCAGTAGGCAAGTAACTGCTTGGTACTCTTAAACCTCTTAAAAGTTTATTATTAAAATATCTTAAATCGTCTATTTGTCCTAAGTTTTCACCGCCTGGTAGTGTGTCTACTTTACTACCTCTACCATCTGCCGTTTGTGCAAAGAAGTAATCTTCTAACATACTCATTGGATTGTAGGCCGCATCTGCAACACTACTGCCATCTGACTTTTTATTAGGAACACGTTTTTGCTGTACTTCGTATTTTACTTGTTCCAAATACTGTCTTGCTTTATGTGGTGGCATGTTACCCACATCAATAAAGAACACACGTCTTTCAGGTGCTCTGTGAACCCTGTATATAATAATACTGTCTTCTAATAATTCTTTTTGTTTGAATACTTTAAATATTGGTTCTAAAATACTTACACCAAAAGGCCATGCATGGTCCATTGCTTCAGTTAAACTTATATGAACAACATGTTTTGCATCTACAGGAACACCCTGGTCTACACCGTCTATTGCACCAGTTAAATAGTTACCAGTTTGCGGTCCTTGAAGTCCACCGCCCATCATTCCGGCACCGGAGCCATATGGCCTTGCATGTAATCCGGACACATCTGTAGCAACCATATCTGCAAAGTTAGGTTCTAAATTTTTAATGAAATATGTTTCTATCTTTTTGCCTTCACTTTCATTAACAATAACTTTCTCTACATTAGCAGGGTCTATCCAAAATAATTTATAAGTCTCTGGGTCTCTAATAAAGAATTGATCACCGTATTTTATAGTGCTACGGAACACTCTAAATGCTCTTTTATGCATCTCATTGAGCCTGCACCATTGAGTTAGGGTCTTAGTAATTATCTTTTGTTCTGTGTCAGAAGGGTCTCTATTATAGTTTATTTCAAAAGGAAGTCCACTATATTCATCTTCTTGAGTACCAAATTCTGCTATTGTGTCCAATGCTGAATTGATTTCTAAGTCATTGTCCATTTGATCATATTGCATATATCTCATCAAACGGTTAGGAGAACCGGCATAAACTTCCGGCAACCAACTAGCATATCTGCTTGTTGCCGCTCCTGGGCCTCCTTCAGGGGTATTACCTGTTACATTTAATGGTAAACCACTGTTATCGACACTAGAAAAGTATTTTCTCCAACTCATAAATATAATCCTTTTAGTTATATTACACTATTTATCGTATTGTGTCAAGAGTGATTTTAATATTTGACAGGAAACTGGAAATTAATCGTTAAAGTCTTTGTTTAGTAAATCTGCAAGATGTTTAGTTTGTTTTTTAGATTCACTAAGCATAAGTTGTAAAACCGATGTTTGTTGATCGGACAGGTTGTTTACTTTGTCTACTAGTTCTTTTTCCTCAGGTGTATAATTCTTAGGATCTATGCCACTGTTTTGAATATTAGTTGCAGTATCAATTTCCCTTTGTGTCGCCGTAACAACATCTATTGGAGCAGTATTATTACGTTGTGTTGCATTCAACCTATTAGTTGTATTCATCACAGGATTAACCAATCTAACAATAGTTGGGTCTGTAATATGTATTGTCATAGATTTTGCAGTAACATTCATCACTGCTTCTCTTAAGGCAACATTGCTGTCTAGTGCTGTATTAGATTCAACCTCTTTTCCTTGAGCTCTTTCTGCAATTTCTTTGGAACTGCTACCTAATAATCCAAAGGTTAAACCATTTAATAAACTGGAACCTGCATTTGCCATTTTGCCAGTAAATGAAGCATTCTGATCTGCACCAAAACCTTGAAAGGCATCATACAGTCCCAATGCCGCAGTTACAGGTAGTAGGAATTTACCAGCAACTCTAGTAGCACCTTTTAGTACTCCTTTAGTTGTTGTTTTGTTTGCTTTGGGCTTGTTGTTAGGTTTACCATCTTTATTTAAAAGTTTATTAGCGGCGGTGCCTGTTGCGGCCGCACCTGCGGCTGATGTTCCTGCCGTCGTTGCAGTTGTTAATGTAGTAGTTAAACCCAATCCAGCCGCCGCTTTTGTAAATAAAGAGGTCATTCCTGCAATAAGTACACTTGTTACGGCTGTAGCCAAACTTTTTAGTGCAAACAAGGTCAAAAAGCCTCCAACTATTGCACCAACTACATCCATATTTGTAATTGCTATTTTAAAGCCTTCCATTATAACAACACCTGCTAATTTTAGTGCCGCTACTAGGCCTTCTGCTATCATGTTGACAAAGCCTTGATATATTTGCAAGTTGCCTTGTTTGTCCACAAACCCATTTAAAATATTTTCAAATAATTGTGCACCTTCTTCAAGCAGATATCCTATGCCGTCTGAAATCTTTGCTATTGCGGCATCCATACCGCCCATTCTTGAAATCACATTATTAAATATTGTGCCAAATCTTCTACCTGCATTTGTAAGCATTTCTGCAAATTCTTCGTTCTGTATTGCGGAATCAAGTAATTTACTAAATCCATTTAATCCTTGACTTGCACCTATCACCAATGCATTTTGGAAACCTGACAAGGCTCCTTGTGCTTTACTTACAATGTTTTGGAATGTGATAAGACCGCTTTGTGTATCACTAAATGCAAGTGGCATATCTAATTGCTGTCTTAATTTGTCAACACTATTACCTGCATTAATAAATCCTTGTACCAAAACTTCTGAAGTTCCGGCAAGCTCGCCACCTAATCCTGAAATAATAGGTATTAGTTGATTGATTGTTGATGGGTCTACATTAGCAAATGCTTCTGTTATTCTTAATACTGCTTGGTTGGCATTTGACTGGTCTATACGCCCTGATCTTAATCCTTTCGCAACATCTTCAACCACTCTAGCAACGCCAGGAGCCAAAGGCACTAACTCATTTACAAAATCATCTATAGCACCAACACCAGTAGCAGATATTGTTAAAAGACCATTTGCAACCTGTTGTCCTGCTTCACCTAACGAACCAAACAACCCTGTTGCCAACATTTCTGCACCTGTAATAACACTTTGGCCGTTTTGCAAACTAGCCGCATAGGCTTTAAAGGCTGTATTTCCGTCTATAACATTCTGAGCATTTTTCTTTAATTCATCACTGTTAATACCTAGTAATGTAGAGAACATTCTGAGATTTCGATTTAATGCTAAAGAATCTCTAATTGCTTGTTCATTGTTGATCTGATCTCTTCTCAACATCATTGTTCTGAACATTAAGTCTTCTTGCAAGAATTCTGTTGCATCTTGAAGAGTTGAACCAAATGCTAATCCGCCGTCTGATAAGTCTAAGAAAGATTTTGTTGCACCAACTACACTACTTTGGCCTAATACCGCCATAGTCCTTGAATAATTACCCAGTACTTCAACAGCCTGACCTGTTGTCAAGCCCAGTTTGTTCATGGACAGGATATTCTCTTCTGCACTTATACTTGTTTGTGAGAGAGAATCACCAAAAGCACCACCAACATCGGTTAATGTTTTTAACCCTTCACCTAAATTTGTAAAT